CGCAGTTGCCATAACGACAAAAAAAGCCGCGTGAGCGTTGTTGGAGAACAATATGGTAGGGGAGAGTAAGACCCCTCTCCCCCCTATGGTCCCCCCTCTCCCTGGCGGGGCTGTTCTGATTTTGGAAGAAAGAACCATTGGGCGTGGTTGTTATTAGACATGGTGTACAGGAGGGTGGTAGCATTGCAGCAATGCAGCGGGAGGGGAAGTGCTGGGTGTTCGTCAGAGAGGACCGGAAGCCGGGGGACAGGCGGCATCGGGTTGGTGGGCCGGCGCCCAAGTCTCCGACGCGGCCCAAGAAACCCAGGAGGCCGCCACTGACCGGCAACCTGGCCGAGATGGTCATGGTCGGACCTCGGGAGCCGGCCGTGTCTCCCGTGGAGCCCACGCCCGCACCGCAGCGCGCCACCGTGAAACGGCCGGCGCCGTCCAACGTGCGCGCGTTGCCGAAGCGACGAGCACTGGACGGGCATGTACGGGCAGAGCCGGTCGACACCTCGCCTCCACCGCCTCCACCGCCTCGGTGGCGCGACCTCGGCACCATGCAGCGGCGCGAGGCGCTGGCGACGTTGTGGCTCAAGAACCCGCGCATGAGCAACGTCACGGCCGCCGAGATGTTCGGGGTAGCGCACAGCACGATCTCCAGCGACCGCAAGGCCATCCAGCAGGAATGGGTGCGGCACAACTGGCACGATGTCGAGGCCATCATGGCGCGGCAGATGGCCACGCTGGACCACCTGATCGAAGCGGCGATGCCGGCGGCGAGCACGGGCGACGTGGCGTCCATTCGGGTCGTGCTCGACATCGAGAAGCGGCGAGCCGACTTGTTGGGGCTGGATGCGCCGGCCCGCAGCGTGAGCAAGCAAGTGGTGGTGACGCTTGAGCAGACCGATGACTGGCGACAGGTCAGCCAGGGTGAAGTTGTTGCTGCCCAGTTGGCACCATGGGCAGCAGACCGTCGCCAGGGAGGCGCGCCGCTTCAACTGGCTGGCAGCCGGGCGGCGCTGGCGGAAGACGACCTTCTGCATGAGCCTGTCCGTGCGGACGATGGTTGAGCAGAAGACCGCCATCTGGGCCGCGCCCACCTACTCGCAGGCCATGGTCTGTCTGGAAGAGGCGCAACGGGTCTTCCCGCCAGGGACGGCGGAAGTCAATCTCAGCCGTATGACGATGACGATGGGGCTGGGAAGGATTTACTTCCGGTCGCTCGACAAGCCGGACACGCTGCGCGGGCTGACGGCTGACCTGATTGTGATTGACGAGGCGCAGGACAGTCCGGCGAGTGCGTATGCGCGGGTGCTGCGGCCGATGCTGATGGACACGCTCGGCGATGCGTGGATCATTGGCACGCCCAAGGGGCGCAACTGGTTCTGGCGCGGCATTCTCGACGCGCGGACGCGCTCTGACAGCATCTCGTGGCAGGCGCCGACGCTGGGGGCGAAGATCGAGTACCGGTCGGGGCGGGCCTCGGCGCTGCTGCGGGAGCCGCACCCGCTTGAAAACAGCCACATGGCCAATGAGCGGGGCTGGGCCGAGATGCAGGCGATGTTTGCCGACCCGCAGATGAGCGAGTTGGACTTCCGGCAAGAGGTCCTGTGCGAGTTCCTGGCCGAGGGCGCGGGCGTCTTCATCGGCCATCACCGCAATGCGACGGCGGAGTACCTGAAAGAGCCGGAGCCGGGGCACACCTACGTCTTTGGGGTCGATTGGGGCAAGAAGAACGACGCGACGTGGGTGCATGTGCTGGATGCGGATACCTGCCGCGAGGTCGACCTGTTCCACACGACGCGCATTGACTACGCCACGCAGGTGATGGAACTGAAGGCGCTGAACGCCCGGTGGCAGCCGCAGATCGTCGTCGCCGAAAGCAACTCGATGGGCGAGCCGCTGATCGACGTGCTGGCGGCCGAGGGGCTGCCCATGCTCGGCTGGGCGGCGTCCAATCGGGCCAAGGCCGACGTCATCAACGACCTGGCGCTGGCCTTCGAGCGTGACGAACTGAAGATCATCCCCGACGAACTGCTGCTGATGGAACTGGACGCCTTCGAGCGCGAGCGCCTGCCCAGTGGGGCGTGGAAGTTCGGCGCCCCCGAGGGCGTCCACGACGACAGCGTGATCGCGCTGGCCCTCGCCTGGCACGCGGTTCGGCGCGGACAGGCATTCTACGCCCCGAGCATCTGGTAATCAGGAGGCCGCATGGTCCTCTCGCTCTTCCGCGACCGCACCCCGCCCCTCGTCACCCAGTCGCTCCAGCGGCTCAATCGGCAGGAGGAGCAACAGCGCCTCCTCTTCTACTCGCTGGCCTGGGCGGCCTACGATGGCCGAATGCCCGCGCCGCTCAAAGGGACCAAGAGCGACCCCAACAACGACGACTCGCTGGTTGTGAACCATGCTGGGCTGGTGGTCGACACCACCGTCGCCTACCTGTTTGGCGACAATGTGCGCTGGGAGGTCGAACTGCCGGGGCAGCCGGTGTCCGAGACGGACCCCGCCGGCACGGGCGAGGAAGAGAGCGTCCAACGCCCCGAGGAGGCGTGGCTGGAGGACTGCCACCGCGCCAATGACCTGATCCAGACCCTCCACAAGACCGCGACCGATGGCGCCATCTGTGGTCACTGGTACCTCAAGGTCGTGCTGGATGACCCCGACATGCCCCAGGACGAGCAGGGGCGGCGCTTTCCGCGCATTATCCCGATCCAGCCGGACCAAATGACGGTGATTACGGACGAGGACGACATCAGCCGACCTGTCCAGTACATCCAGCAGTGGACCGTCTTCCAGCACGAGCCACTGACCGGCACCGTCACCCGCGCCATTACCCGGCGGCAGCGCACCGTGCGGGCCGAGGACCGGATGACGTGGACCATCTACGACGAGGAGTCGGGCGATCCGATGCCGCGCGCCTTCAGTCCAGTCCGCTCGGTCGTCTGGCCGTACCCGTGGGCGCCCATCCACGACGCCCAGCACCTCCCCATGCCCGGTGCCTACTACGGCCGCGGCGAGATCGAGCCCGACATCATCCTGCTCAATCACTCCATCAACTTCTCCTACTCCAACCAGAACCGCATCGACCGCAACTTCGCCCATCCGCGGACGGTGGCGACGGGCTTCAGCGGGAAGCAGCTCAACGTCGGTCCCGACGAAATGACCATCCTGCCCCACGACAACGCCAAGGTGTACAACGTCGAGATGGATAGCGACCTGAGCGGGTCCAGGGCGCTGCTGGAAGCCAAGGAAGCCGCCCTCTTCCGGCGTGTCCGCACCCCGCCGATCGCCTTTGGCGATGCCAGCGAGGCCAGCAATCTGTCAGCGGTGGCGTTGGCGGTGCGCTTCCGACCGCTGGAGCAGAAGATCAAGACGCTCCGGCTCACCTATGGCGCGGCACTGAGCCGGTTGAATGAGCACCTGCTGGCCCTCGGTGGCTTTGCCCAGCCGCGCCTGCGCGTCAACCCGGTCTGGCCGGCCCTCCTCCCCACCAACCCGCTCGAAGAGGCGCAGACGGCGCAGTTGCACACGCAGTTGGGTGTCTCGGGCCAGACGACGCTGACGCGCCTGGGCTACAACTACCGGCGCGAACAGGCGCGGGCCGCGCGCGAGGCCACCCAGCAGGCCGAGCAGGACGCCGAACTGGCGAAACTGCTGGCCCCAGAAGCGGCTGAAGAGGCCGACGAACCGGCGGGCGTCGAGGGACGCCCCGACCTTGACCCGGCCGCCCGCCGGCCGTCCACCACATAGGAGACAGATATGGCCGCGACCATCCGTATCTCATACTTCGGCGGGAACGCCTCGGAGCCCTCCGACGGCACTAGTGCCGAGTCGGGATTCAAATTTAATAAGGCGGACTCACTCTCTGGCACCACGCCGGTCGTCAAGCCGACGTCAACCGGCACCAACTTCTCGTGGCTCAAGCAACTGGCCCTGGAAGTCACGACCCAGGCGGCCACGACCATCGGCACGCTCCAGGTCAAGATGGCGCAGGCGCTCAGCACTGGCCTGACCATCGGGTTCCTGGGTCACGCCACCTACGCCGACCCGACCTCCGGCGGCGGCCTCTCGGACAGCGGGTCCAACGGCGCGGTGCCATCGGGCTACGCCGCCGTGACGACCAGTTACCAGACCTATGACAGCGCGACCGGCATCTCCTGCACCGGCACCGCGCCCTTCCGCGTCGGCAACTTCTGCCGGCTGGCGGCCGGCGTTGACAACACCTACGCAGGCGGCGCCGGCTCGGCCATCTCGATGGTCGCCTCTGGCACGCAGGACATCCTGATTCAGTACACTGAGGTGTAGTCCATGGCCGCACCTGCCTACGAGGTTGACGCCCACGGTGGCGTGCGCCCCATCGACTCGCTGCACTGGCTCGCCCGCTACGCGGACGGTACGGCCATGCCCGAGCAGGCCGAGGATGGCGAGTTGCGAAGCTGGAACCTCGTCGACGCCAGCCAGGTCGTCACGATCGAACTGGTGCGGCTGGACGGTGGGCCGTCAATCATGCTGGAGGTGCCGCCGGGCGCGACGCCGTGGGTCGGGCGCAAGCGCACCATGCGGCTCGAGCAGGCGACCGGCGCGACCGTCTACGACGGCTGCCTGACCATGCTGAATTGGCGGCTTCCTGATGGGCGGGCCTGCTGGCTCTACGTGCGCGCTGATGGGCTGATCGCCGTGAGCGACCGAGAGGTATGACATGGCAACCGTCGAACAGGTGTTTGCTCCCGAGGAAGCGCGCTTCCTCTCAACCACCTTTCCGCAGATGACCAACGTCCTCGGCACCAACTTTCCGGTGTCGGGGCTGTCCTATGACAGCACGGCCGACGAGTTCGCCTACTGGAAGTGGCAGGCGATCAACTACGGGTCGGGCAACATCACGCTCAACCTGTACTGGTACTCCGACTCTGGCACATCCGGTGACGTGGTCTGGGATGCGGCCATTGCCGCGATTACCGCCAACACCGACAGCCAGGACGTTGAAACCAAGGCGTTTGCGACCGTCAACAGCGTGACCGACAGCCACCTGGGCACGACCGCTCAGCGCGTCCATTTATGCACCATCACCATCTCCAACCTCGACAGCGTGGCCGCGGACGACATCTGCTGGCTCAGGATCAGTCGGGACGCCAACAACGGGAGCGATACGCTGAATGGCATTGACGTCATCCTGTTGTGGGCGCACATGACCTATTCGGATAGCTAATGCCAGGCGCAAACACCATCCGCTTCGATGCGTCGGCCGACCGTCTACTGCGGACGGCCAGCGTGCTGGACTACAACAGCGCCTATACGGTCGTGTGTTGGTTCTACCCAGTCGCACTGCCCGCCAACGGCAACCAGGCGACGTTGTTTGCGCTGGACGCCAATAGCCAGACCGCCAACTATGACCTGTTCCAGATCAACGGGTCGGGCGGCAACCAGATGTTGCGCTCGGACGTGGACGATGGGTCCAACAACACGACCCAGGACGGCGGCACCGACCTCAGCACAAATACGTGGTATTACGGCGCGGTCGTCCGCGCGAGCGCCACGAGCCATAGCGTCTACCTCGGCACACTGACGAGCGCGGCGGCGCAGGAAGGCTCGACCAACACGCGCGATGTGAGCGGGCGCGCGACGGCGGCGACCCGCATGGAGATGGGCGCCTATACCACGTCCAACACCGACGCCTTCAGCGGGCGCGTGGCGAACATCAAGGTCTGGTCGCGGGCGCTGACGCTGGACGAGATCATCGCCGAGCAGTGGCAATACCTCCCGCGCTACACCAACAGCCTGCATCTGTGGACACCACTCATCGAAGTCTCGCTCGCCAGCCAGACGATCGACTACAGCGGCAACGGCCGCGACTGGACCCAGAGCGGCACACTGACCCAGGAGGAAGGCCCGCCGCTGACGTGGGGCCGTACTCACCGTTTCTTTATCCCGGCGTCTGCGCCGCCAATCGAGCGCACCGCGACCCCCGTGACCATGGCGATCTCGACCGTCGAGGCCCGCACCGCCACCCCGGTGACGGTCGCCATTCAAGCGACCCAGGCCAGGACCGCCACGCCCGCCACGCTCAGCGCCGTCGCTGGCTATGCGGCGCTCGTCTACACGACCAGCGGCATCCAGAGCTACTGGCGCCTGGGCGAGACGGCCGGCACGCTTGCCGACGATCTCGTAGGGTCAGTGGACGGAACCTATGTCGGCTCGCCATCGCTGAACCAGGCATCGCTCCTGGCAAGCGACTCCGCCGATGGCTCGGTTGCCTTTGATGGCTCTGATGATGCGATCACGTTCGCGTCGAGCGCCTATAACTTCGTTGGCACCGCCGCCTTTTCCGTCGAGTTCCTGGTGCAGTTGGACACCGATGACCTTGGCTATCCCCTGTACCTCGTCACCAAAGAAGATAGCCCGCCCGGTGGTACTGGCTGGTCGGTCATTCAGATCGACGACATGCTTGGCCTGGAAATCTACGACGGCGGCACGCTCCAGGGCGCGGCCTACATCACGAGCCTGGCGACTGACACGCCCTACCACATCGTCTTTACCGTGTCCTCATCGACGATTGTCGCCTATCTGAATGGTTCACCGATTGACACACAGGCACGCGCCAGTATGCCGTCTGTCACCGAGAACCTCCGCATCGGCGAGATGTCGTCGTCGAACAATCAGTTCATGGGCCGACTGGACGAGGTTGCGATCTACAACGTCGCGCTGAGTGGCGCGACGGTCCTGGCGCACGCCACCGCGACCGGGAGAGTCCTCGGGGCGAGCACCGCCACCCCCGTCCTGGCGAGCATTGGCATCCGCGTTGTGGATGACGAAGTACACACTGCTCCGACGGGGCATGGTCCCTTCGAGCTCGTCGACGGCGAACGGGTCGTCTACATCATCACAGTCGCTGCGCTGACGCCATCGGTGCGCGGCGACACCGTGACGATCGAGGTCTACGCCACCGACGCGGAAGCGGTCAACGTGGAGCGGGTCAACGTCGTCGTCATGGAGGAGCCAGGCCAGGTCGTGATCTTCATGGAAGGGGTCGCCGGGGCCAACCGGCCCTTCCGCTACCTGTCCATCATTCCCGACGCCGATACGGAGATGGACGGCGTGCTGCTGATCCTGAATGGGTCAGATCAACTGACCGACTAGGAGGCAGCCATGCCCCTTCGCACACCGAACGGCATTGGCGAAGTCGCGACAAGCAGTGCCAGCATCGTCGTGCCGAAGCCATCCGGCGCGACATCTGGCGACCTGGCGCTCGTCACGATGACCGTCAAAGGCGGCAGTAACGTCGCCTTTACCGGGAGTGGCATCCCGTCTGGCTGGTCGCAGACGGGAACCGCACGGGTCAACCACGGCACGAACATCGCCATGATCGTGTTCTGGAAGTTCCTGGGTGGCTCGGAGCCCTCGACCTGGACCTGGACGCTGACCACTTCGCGTCAGCACGCGGCACAGGTGCGTCTGTACACGGACATCAACGCGTCCACGCCTATTGGGGCGGCGAACGGGCAGGCCAATTCGACCAGCGTCAACTCGACCGCTCCGTCGATTACGACTCCGGTCGCCAACTGCGACCTGATTTATGTCTCGGGCTACAACCGCGGCCTGGCCAGCCCGGCGCACACGGACCCATCCGGCTTCGCCAATCCAGAGGAGTCGAACAGCAATACGGCCACGACTGGCGTGTCGATCAGCACGTCAGATTCCGTGCAAGTTGCGGCCGGGGCGACCGGGACGAAGGTCGGCGTCTGGTCAACGGCCGACCTGAATATCGGCTACCTGATCGCGCTGGCGCCGTCGTCGGCCGTCACCGCCCGCACCGCCACGCCCGTGACCGTCGCTATCCAGACCGTGCTGGCGCGGACGGCGACGCCCGTCACGGCCGCCATTCAGCAGGTCAATGCCCGCACCGCGACCCCTGTGACGCTGGCCGTCGAGGCGACACAGGCCCGGACGGCGACGCCGGTCACGATCGCAATCCAGGCGACCCAGGCGCGGACGGCTAGCCCAGCGACCATCGCCATTCAGGAAGTCCTCGCCCGTACCGCCAGCCCCGTCACCATCTCGATTAGTGAGGACGAGGAAGAAGGCGGCACGTTCGCGCGCACCGCCACCCCGGTCACGATTGCCATTCAGACCACGCAGGCGAGAACCGCCACGCCGGTCACGGCAGCGATCCAGGTTGTCAATGCGCGCACCGCGTCACCCGTCACGATGGCGATTCAGGCAACCCAGGCGCGGACAGCCACACCAGTCACGCTGGCGGTCCAGACGACGGAAGCGCGGACGGCGAGCCCGGCCACCATCGCCATTGCCACTATCCTGAGCCGCACCGCCACGCCGGTCACTGCTGCCATTGCCACTGCGGTCGCTCGCACGGCCAGCCCGGTGACGGTCGCCATCCAGGCAACCCAGGCCCGCACCGCCAGCCCGGTCACGATCTCCATTCAGGACGACTCCACGTTCGTGTCCTTCACCACGCCCACGCGCGCCGTGCCCACCCTCGACGGGCGCACCCGCGCCGTCCCGATCGCTGATGGCCGTACCACCGCTGCCCCTGTCACCGACGGCCGCACTCGCCTGGAGGTCTAGTCATGGCGCGCACCACCTTCTCCATCCGTCAGGGCGATCGCCTGCCGCTCTTGCGGGCGACGCTTGAGGACCGGGCCGGCACGGTCGACCTGACCGGAGCCGGCACCATCCTCTTCCACATGCGTCAGCAGAACGGCACCGCGCTCGTCTCCGGCACCGCCGCCGTCTATGGCAACGCCACCCACGGCACGGCGCAGTACGAGTGGGCCTCGGGCGACACCACCATTGCCGGCACGTACCGGGCCGAGTTCGAGGCCATCTTCGCTGGCGACAAGCACGAAACCTTCCCCAATACGACCGCCAATGAGTTCATCGTCGAGGTGTCGCCACAGGTCAACTAGCGGTCCCTGCTTGCGCCATTGCTGCACATTGTGTACAGTACAGCAATGTACGCGCTGTGCCGCAGTGTTGAAACGGCAGGAGTAGCCTGTGTCTATCCCCGGTGACGTCGCCCCGGCGGCGGCTGACACCGTGCCCCTGGCGGGCACTGATGCTCCGGCAGCCCCGGCGGCTGATGCGAGCGAAGCCATCTCGCTTGAGGCGGCGCGCAAGCTCCGCAGCGAGCATGAAAGCCTGCGGGCACGCCTCCGCGACGCGGAAGCGAAGCTCAAGGGCCACGAAGACGCTGCGCTGTCAGAGCAGGAGAAGGCTCGGAAGGACGCGACCGATGCCGCTGCCCGTGCTCAGCAGGCCGAAACCCGTCTGCGCCAGGTGACGACCGAGCGTGCCATTGAGCGCGCCGCTCGTGGTCTGGGTCTGAGTGACGAGTTGGCTGTCTTGCTGACTGCCGGGCACACCTGGGAATACGACGACGAGGGTGCGCTGACGACCGACGTGAAGTCGGTCCTGGAGCGACTGGTCAAGAAGCACCCGCAACTGGTTGCCCAGGCGGCAGCCGAGCGGCCGAATCTTGCCAACCCCGGTCGTGTCTCGGTGCAGGCAGACCCGCGCAAAATCCGACCGACCGATGCCGGCCTCTGGCAGCCAACCAGATAGGGAGAACCCGTCATGGCTGTCGATAGCAATGCAATGACCCTGGCCGAGTACGGCGTGATCTCGAACGAGCCTCGCGTCACGGCCGTCACCAACTCGCTGCTCGACAATGGCAGCATCATGGCGCGCGACGTGCCGTTCATCACCCGCCCCAGCCTCTACGTCAACTACCTGCGCGTCGACGGCAACCTGCCGACCGTCGGCTGGGCGAAGATCAATGAAGAGGGCGCCGTCACCAAGGGCCAGGGCACGCCCGGTCAGGCGTCGGCCTACCTGATCCGTAACCGGATCCAGGTCGACAAGTTCATCCGCGCCGACGAGAACCAGATCGTCGACCCGGTCGGCTTCCAGGTGGACCTGTTCGCCAAGGCGGTCGCCTACGACTGGAACGACAAGTTCTTCAACAACAACCATGCCAGTGGCGACCCCGACGCCATCGTTGGCCTGCGCGATCGGCTCGACAACGCGGTAGCCAACGGGCTGCTGGCGGCCAACAAGATCGACGCTGCCGCGACGATGACGACCGCCGCCTCAGCCGCCAACGTCAATGCCTTCCTGGAGAAGTTGGACCAACTGCTCTGGGCGGTCGGGAGCCCGAACGGCGATGGCGTGGTCATCTATATGAACGAAGTGCTGATCCGGCGCCTCCACTTCGCCCTGCGACTGCTGGGCGCCAACGGTGGCCTGGACCAGACCCGTGACCAGTTCGACCGCACCGTGACGATGTACAAGGGCGCGCGCATCGAAGACCCCGGCTACAAGGGCGACCAGGCGACGCGCATCATCACCGTCACTGAGGCCAACACGGGCGCGGCCGGCGCGAGCACCTACACCTCGGCCTACGCCGTCAACTACGGCGCCAACTACACCCGTGGCTGGCAGTTCGCCCCGCTGTCCGTCTCCCCACCGGAGATGACCGAGGGCGGCGCGGTCCTCCAGACCGTCATCGACTGGGCCGGCGGCATCGTCATGCAGCACAACCGCTCCGCTGCCCGACTTTATGGTATCAATTTAGGATGATGATCTAACATCCTAAGTTGATAGATCAGCGAGCGGATAGGAGAACATCACATGCCTTTCGATGCACTGTTGAGTGCCGGCACCGTCAGCGGGTCGGTCACGACCACGATGGGCACCGTCGATCTGCACGGTACCCCGAACCGCGGCCTGGTGTGCCGCTTCGTCCAGACTGCTGGTTCGGCCGTCGGCGGCACGGCGAAGGTGTGGGGCAGCATCGACCATTCCGACGATGCGAGTACCTGGCACGTCCTGGCCAACGGCACCGCCGATGCCTTCTCGCTGACCAGTGCCGGTGGCATTGTCGGTGAGGCGTGGTTGGGGTTCCGCACCAGCAAGCGGTACGTCCGCCCGAGCTTCAACCTGGCCGGTGGTGGCACGCCAACGTTCACCGCCTTCGCGGAGATCGGCCCGGCCAAACCCTAGAGCGCAGTGCCGGTCTAGCCGCCGTTCGTACAGCGGTGGCGAAAAGGGTGGGCTCCCTCCCCTGGCCGGCACTTTTTGGGAGCATCACAGGAGGGAGCCCCTGTGCGGATCATCGTCTCAAGCAATGCGCCTTTCGTTTCGACGGGCTACGGAAACCAGACGCGACTGTTCACGCCGCGCCTCCAGGCCGCCGGCCATGACATCGCCATTCAGGCGTTCTACGGGCTGAACGGTGGCGTGCTGAAACTTGGCGAGATCCCGGTCCTGCCCGGCGGCTTTCACGCCTATGGGCAGGACCGTCTGTATGCTGACGCTATCCGCTACAACGCCGATATCGTCATCACACTGATTGACGCCTGGGTGCTGGACCCCGACATGCTCGCCAACAACGGCGTGCGCTTCTGTCCCTGGTTCCCTGTGGACATGGAGCCGCTGCCCCAGGCCGTGCTGCGCGTCGTGCAGAAAGCCTGGCAGCCGATTGTCTACTCCCAGTTCGCGGTCGAGCAGTGCCGCCGCTTCAACCTCGAACCCGCCTACGTGCCGCATGGCACTGATACGACGATCTTCTGCCCTGGTGATAAAGCGGCGGCCCGCGAGAACATTGGCGTGCCGGCCGAGGGCATGATCGTCGGCATGGTGGCGGCCAACAAGGGCAACCCGTCGCGCAAGTCGTTCCATGAGGCGTACCGGGCCTTCGCCGAGTTGCACGCCCGCCACGACGATGCCTGGCTCTACGTCCACACGCACATGGGGCAGGAGAACGGGGGCGTCAATCTGGCCGAGTTGTCGGAAGTGCTGGGCATCAAGGACCGCGTGATCTACTGCGATCAGTACATCTTCGACACCGGCCAGTTCAGCGACGGGCACATGGCCGATGTCTACCGGGCGATGGACGTGCTGCTCTCCCCCAGCATGGGCGAGGGCTTCGGCATTCCCATCCTGGAGGCGCAAGCGTGTGGAACACCTGTCCTGGTGGGCGACTGGACGTCCATGAGCGAGTTGTGCTGGGCCGGTTGGAAGATCCCGAAGTCGGAGGCGTTCCCCTTCTACACGCCGCTCGCCAGTTACCAGTTCATGCCACGCTGGGAAGCCGTCGCGGAGTTGTTGGAACAGGCGTATAGCCACGCGCAATCACCGACGCTGGGCGAGCAGGCGCGGGCCGGCGCGCTCCCCTACGACGCCGACGTGGTGACCCAGCGCGACTGGCTGCCGCTCCTGGAGCAGATGGCGGGCCGCATCGAGCAACACAACCGGATGCTGGCGCTGACGGAGACTGCTGAGAAAGAGGCAGTCGCGTGATCGCGGTCGCCCAGCCGGTCTTTGCCGGCAACGAGCGCCGCTATCTGCTGGAAGCGTTCGACGCCGGGCAACTCTCGGCCGGGCCGTTCGTTCGCCGCTTCGAGGCCGCCTGTGCCGAGGCGTTCGACGCCGAGCACGCCATCGCCGTCAGCAATGGCAGTAGCGCGCTCCACCTGGCCATGCTCGCACTGGGCGTCAAGCCGGGGGATGAGGTCATCGTCCCGACGCTCACCTATGTCGCGACCGCCAACGCCGTCGCCTACTGCGGCGCCCGTCCGGTGTTCGTCGACAGCGACCCGGTGACGGGCTGCCTTGACCCGGCACAGGTTGAGGCAGCCGTCACCGGCCACACGGTCGGCGTCATCTGCGTGCATCTCTACGGCCATCCGTGCGACATGATGG